GGGAATGCAATATCATGATAGTTTTGTTTTTTCGTATCTTCTTTGATGTCTTCAATAAAATTAATCAAGTCATCATTGGTTTTAGTAATGATGATGGTGTATGCCTGCATTAGTTTATCACGGAAGTAAGCAGGAGTTGATGAGCGAGCGGTTTCCATACCACAGATTTTCATCTTCGGTTTAGCATAACGCACACCTTCACTATCCCACACGTTGAGAACATAGCGTTTCTTGGCGGTCCAGAAACCACGCTCAGCAATGTTCTCACGCTTCATCTTCATTTTCTGGTCGTAGGCGTGGAGGTAGTCAGCCAATTCTTGGTAAGAACTTTCAATAAACTTTTCAAGTTCCATAGAAGCGACCTTATCAAGGAACGTGACAACGCTCTCATTAGTTTTCTCTCTTCCCTTGTATACACTTTCGACCAGAGGACCGAGATTGAGATACATAGAATCAGTGTCAGAAGCAATGACATAATCAACATCCTTTGTCTTTAATACTTTATTAAGATAAGCATTCATCTTCTGCTCAATCCAACGAATAGAAAGTTGACCAGAAAGAGTGATTGCCTCAGCGATTTCAAGTTTGTAGTAACGGAAGTGCTCGTTACCGATAGCACCATAGGCAGAGTTGAGTTGAATCTTACGTGCCATCTGAATGTTATTACAGCGGGCAATCTCTTTCTTCAACTCAATCGTTGGGGTCTTCTCGTATTGCTGTTTAGCAGCAATCATCTTCTTCTTGTAGATGGTGCGGTCTTCGTAAATCTTCTCCATCAGTTTAGGAAGGAATCCCTGAAACTCTGTTGTGTAGTGCGTCCCATTGGCGCACAGGGTCTCCCCTACGAGGTCGCTGGTATCAAACTCCTTGTCCAGAAGCATGTCCACGTTGACGCTGCTACGGCGTGGTAGGAGGGTCTCAGGGGACAGGTTGTATTGCATGATGAGGTGTGGATACAGTGAGTTAAGGTCAAAGTTTACAATCCAATCATACATACCAGGCACAGGTTCTTTCACATAAGCACCAGCATACTGAGAATCTTTATGTGAATTTTGTTTAGGAGGAATAGCAATATTCATCTTATCAAGATAAATGTAGATGATGTTGTCCCACATACGCACCTGAGAATACACATCCTCATAATTTACTTTGGCGTCATATGCCATAGTAAATGCCAACTCAAGCAACTTCATCTTGTCGTCAATTCTATCGACAAGGCGAACGTCGTGAATGTTATACTCAACAAACTTATTCCAATCTTTCGTATAGAATTCCTTGAAGGTATCAAACTCAGAGTGGTCAAGTTTCTTTTGCTCCAACTCAACAAAAGCAATATGATCGAGACGATATGATTCCTGATTTGTATAAGTAAATTTCTTATACAACTCAAGATAATCTAGGCACGAAATGCCTGGAATATCATATGCAATCTCTTTGCGACCCTTGATGTAAATCTCACGGTCAGAGATTAACTTCCAAGGAGAAAGAAGTTTCGTTTGCTTCTCACCAAGAATTCTATCAAGACGACGACAGATGTATGGAATATCGAATAGTTGCACATTCCAACCAGTGATTACATCTGGGTAGTTTTCTTGCCACCATCCGAGGAAACTGGATAAGAGTTTTGTTTCGTTGTCACAGTGGATGTAATCAATCTGTCTGTCTTCTGTTGAGAAACTTTTGCTGCCCCATACTGTGATACGATTCGTGAAAGAATCACGAAGAGAGATAAGAAGAATCTCTTGGTCAGCGGATTGGATGTTAGGGAAACCATTCTCTGCTGCTGTCTCAATATCGAGCGTGAAGACACGAATGAGCGAGCTGTCGAATTTGATTTCATCACTTGGATATTTCTCGTTGATGTATTGATATAAGTATCTAGTATTTCCATGAATTTCAAACTCTTCAACATCTTCATACTGTTGCACAAATTGTCGGCAGTCAGCAATAGTGCCAGGCATTACCCGACGAAGATTGCGACCATCAAGAGTTTTATAATCAGATTGTTTATTTGAAGACACAAAAAGGGAGGGTTTAAACTCCTCCCTAAACATTACATCAGTGCCGTCTTCATGGGCACGGACGAGAATTTTATTACCAACTTGCTCAACGTTCTTGTAAAACTTCATCAGAATCTTCTTTAATCACAGAGGGGACAACATCAATATATGCTTTTACCAACTCAGCATTTGGACTGAGGATGGTCAAAATATTATCTGAGTGAAATACTATTTCTCTCTGGTCAGTATACCACGGCCAACGCTCAAGCACAACCCTCTTTTGACAAGGTTTGCCAATATAGTCGTCTTGTGGTTTTGTAGGATCCCATCTTTCATCATCATCATAAATGTAATCTGTGCCAACTACATATGGTTCCACCAACTTACAGTTAGGCATACCATATTCTACTTCCAACTCTTCTATTTGAGCAACTAGAGATTCATTACTCTTCAGTAAGATCAACTTCAGATTCTGCATTATTTTCCTCATTAATTAATTCTGAATTAAATTTTTCTAGATATATATCTAAAATTCCTTCTTCTACATCTGACAAAGATACTACCGAATCATAGGAAATATTAAATTGATTTTGAGATGAAAAAGGATTCCATTTACTAAAGTTGACAGAATATTCTTCCCCGTCTTCTCTAGGATTTAAAGTTAAAATAAATGGACATTTCATAACCAAACAAATTCCTTTGCCAGTTTCTTTGTCTGTCATTTCTGACATACCAGCAATTACTCTTTCTCCCGATTTCATCACCAGAATTTTTGGGACCATAAAAAATTCTCCAATTTAAAAAAATTATAACACAAAAAATAAAAATGAGCAAGACTGATAGTTGCCAGTCTCGCCCATTGCGCCGACGATATTTGGGTTACCCCACAAGTATTTATCCTTCAGTGAGGAGTTCCTGTTTACCTGCCCCAATCGTATACGTCGTTCTCTTCTGATGTTCTGGAATGATTTTCTCCAATGAGATTGTTAATAGACCATCCGCAAAATCTACAGAGGATACTCTGACATCTTCTGATAACTGCCATGAGTGATGGAATGAACGTTTGGAGAGACCTTTGTGGAGATATGTTCTTTCAGTATCTCGTTTCTCAACTTTAGAGGTAACTCTGAGAATGCTTTGTTCTGTAGAGACCTCAATCTCATCTGGTCGAAATCCTGCAAGAGCGACTTCAATTTCGTAGTTAGAGCTATCATTTTTGATGATATTGTATGGTGGATAGTTAGTATTATGTCCAGACATTGCATCTAGTCTGTTAAAAATGCTTTCTAATCCAACTCCAAATGGGGAATAAACATCCCAAGTGTATGTGTTTGTCATTTTAGTTCTCCTTAATAAGCGAGAGTTTGATTAAGACCCCGAAGGCGTCTTCATTATTATATATTAGAAAACATTAAAAAGGGGAGTGTGGACTCCCCTACAAATATTATTCGGTTATCTCGGTCTTTTTACGACCAATGTTATATTTACTTTCCAGAGTCCATTCATCTTTCTCTTTGAAAGCAAGAACTTTAATCTGATTTAATGGAGCAACATCAGCAATAGCATCTGCTTTTGCTACTGCAATCAATCCCCAATCAGAAAGAAGTTGGATAATTCTATTTCTACGCTGCATATCATTCAGCGATAGATTAGTTTTTTTTCCATCTAGAGCAAATAACTCTTTGAAATGGACAATATAATATTTACCTTGTTTGTGTAGGATGTGACAAGATTGGTAAATAATTTTTTCTTTGCGGGATGCAACGCCGATGCGAGTAAGCGTCTCACGAACTTTCAGAAAATCATCTGGCTCGTTAAGAGTCACTTCAATCATATCAGCTTGATTCCACTTTACTTCTACATCAGTCGTCATTTTCTACCACCTTTATTTACTAAGCGTTTAATCTCTTCAAGTTGTTTTTTATCTAAAATCCTTAACGCTTGCAAAGCTTTATCGGTATTATACCCATAATATTCTTTGACTGCATCAAGATAATCTATATTAGATTTTTTCTCCCAAGGACTAAAACGTTTTCTCGGGCTGATACTATTTAGTAAAAAATCATATTGAAGTTTTTTATCCAGGTGGGGATACATATTCATCTCGTTAGAAAACAAGACAGTATCTAAAAAACCAGACAGACATTTATTTACAATAAAAGGTGAATATGCTTTTTCTGATTCCTCATCAATAACTATTGATTTCTTGTTTTGATTGATGGAGGTCAGATAGTCGGACAAACTTGGTTTCGTCATAATTAGTAATCAATAGTTCAGCGCGGTCTTTTTGCTCATTCATGTAGTCGCCTACTGAACGCATAGTATAGGTCAAATCCCATTTGGTTTGGTAGTAACCATCATACCACTCCATAAGAGTTGGATTGGTATTGTAAGTAATCATCCAACGGTCTTTTACATTACCCTGAGTAATCCAAGCATGAAACTCTTCGTGGTTGAATCCTTTATGTAGCTCTCCTTTCTTACCATAGAGATTATCTTTGATGTCATAAGGAGGGTCAAAGAACCAGAACGTTCCCACGGGAGCAGATGTCATCATCATATCCCAGTAAGGACCACAGGTAATCTTCCAGTGCTGAATCAGTTCTGAATACTTAGGAAGGTTTTCAATTCCTCGCATTGAGAAGTTGGAGTCACTTGCTTGTGGCGAGAAAGAGGATGATTCAGTAAGACCAGAAAAAGAACATTTGTTGACAACGTAAAAAGCAGCAGCTCTACAAAGTTCTGATTTCTCTTTATCATTCAAATCTACTTTACAATAGTTGAATAGTTCTCTAGCAGCATCTGGTGTAGAATATTCTTTTTTATATGCTTCTAACAAAACAAACAATCCATCAGGTCTCGTTTGTAACATCTGCCAGAAGTTTACCAGCGGTTCATACAGGTCATTCACCCACACAGGAATGTCGGGGTATTCTTTTGTAAATGCGATTGCTACGCTACCACCACCAATAAAAGGTTCGCGGTATTCAGTAGCATCCTTAGGCATCTTAGGCACAAGATACTTAACGGCACGAGATTTGCCGCCAGGATAGCGAAGGGGGGTTTTCAATGCTTTCATTTAAATTTACACTCCACCATAATTTCAGTTAGACAAGCAAGAAGATTAATCTCTTGGTCAGCTACAAACGCAATTTGATATTGATACTTAGCAAGCACCAACACAGCTGGAGGAATAGAAGAACCTTCAATTACTTCACTCAGGGCATTATAGATTTTACGAATGATAGTGTTAGGGTCACTATCCATATTATTCACAACCCATTTACGCACAGTAGTGAATTCTTTATTTTTCATTGCACGAATCAATTCATCGAGATTAACATCTGCAATATCACAGAGCACTGCAGCATCAAGCGACCCGCCAGCAGAGTGGCGCTGCGCTTCGTTCAACAGGCGGCGCCAGTCAGGGTAGTAACGCTGAATCAATTTGACCAACACCTTGTCCTCATACGCCACGCCAGAGGAGTCTAGGATGCCCTTGAGGCGGTCGAAGAACGCTGCTTGGAGTTTCTGCTGCTCCCCCGCTTTGGTGCGGAAGTCAATGACGGTACAACGGGAATGGAGAGGATCGACAATCTTGTTGATGAAGTTACAGGTGAAAATAAAACGGCAGTTGCTATGAAACTCTTCAACAAATGTGCGAAGAGAAAGCTGCACATCATGTGTTGTGTTGTCTGCCTCATCAATGATGACAACCTTGTGTTTGCCGCCGCCGACGAGGGATTTAGTTGTGGCAAAATTACGAACTTTGTTTCGGATAGTGTCAAGAAAACGACCTTCATCACTGCCATTAATAACAATGTAACTAAGACCCAACTCTTCGCATAGTGCCTTAGCAACTGTTGTTTTACCTACACCAGGAGGACCAGAAAGGAGAAGATTAGCAATCTCTCCTTGCTCAACAAAACCAGTAAATACTTTCTTTAACGAA